TTGATAATCTGCGCGGCGATCAGCGATCGCATTGACGACCTGGAGGCTGACGCGACCCGGGAACGTCTCCGCGCGCGCCGGGCCGCAAACAAGTCAACGATTGCGGTATTTGGTTACAGCGATGACATAATCGCCATCAGTGGGGACATCAATGACGAGCTTAGCCCAGACGATACACCGGCCAAGCTGGCGTTCTCCGACGGCACGGTGCTGTCGGTCATTTACGACGCCGACGGCTGCTGGCGCGTGAACCGTGTCGCCGCCGGCAGTGCGACGATGGAAAAGGTGGAGGCCGAAGGGCCGGACACCGATAACTACTCCGACCGCGTCACCCTGACCGGCGAAATCCGGTGGATGGTGGCCGGGAATTACTACGTGGCAACGGGGGAGGAGGCGACCGCAGAAGCTCAATCTGCTCGGCAGTGTGGCCGGGGCGGGAACAGTGGTTGACCAAAGCAGCGCAGGAAGGTGGCGATCATGAGCAGCAACAACATTGTGATGGAGCGGACGAAGGCGGCGGAGGCGGCGCGGGCGCGGGCGCTGGCGGCGCTGGTGGCGCGGCACGGGGTCCGGGTGCGGGCCGGGGTGGCGATGCAACTGCTGTGCATTGCGGACCACGAGACCTTTCGCAAGGTGGTTGACGCCAACCCCAAGTTGAAGCATTGTCTGCCGGGCGAGTCGCAGCCGAAGTATCTCACTGCGGAGATTTTCGCGTTGCTGCCCGCCGCCGCCTGGTGTGGGACCGTGGGGCAGGAGAAACCTTGAGCTATGGACTCCTGTGCTTACCTGAATGAGGACGGTTCGCCGAATCTGCCTCTCCTGATCGAAACCTTCACGCGCTCTGGTCCCGCCATGTCCGGCGGCACGGAGTGGATGGATAACGTCCGGTTCTGTCGCTGGCCGGGGCAATGGGAGGACGGGCGCAAGCATGACCGGCGTTCGGACCCGGACGGCGCGGCGTTGCCGTGGGATGGCGCGAGTGATTGCCGTCCGTTCGTGGCCGATGACATCATCAACGAGGGGGCGGCGATGCTGACGGCGGCGTTCTGGCGTTCGATGGTGCAGCCGGGCAGCGCAAACAGCGAGGCGGAGTCCTACGCGGTGGCGCTGGTGGAGCATCTGGTGTTCAGCCAGTTGACGGGGGCGTTGCTGGATGAGGTGGAGTTGTCCGCGAATTACATGCTGCATTACGGATGGTGTGTGCTGGCGCCGCGCTGGCGGCGCGAGTTGGGGCTGAAGCATTTTGAACTGAAGTGGGACCAGATTGCGCAGGCGGCGGCGGCGGCGGAGGCGGCGGTGCAGCAGGCGTTGGCGCAGGGGCAGCCGGTGGACCCGCAATTGCATGGGTTGGCGCAACTGCCGATGATGATTACGGACCCGTTGAGGGAGGACGCGGCGGTGGAGTTCCTGCGCGGCTACTACGATGACTACGTGCAGAAGCTGGTGCCGGAAGATTTGCGGGACCGCGCGCCCAAGACCACGGCGGCGCAGGCGCGCAAGGTGGTGCGGGATTTGAGGGTGTCCGGGAGCGCGAAAACGGCGTTGCCCTACCTGTGTGTAAATGAGCCGGAAATTTCCGCGCTCAAGCCGTGGGATGAGGTGTATCTGCCGCCGGAGTTGACCACGGAGAACGAGTTGGTGTTTCAGGTGGAGCGGGTGAGCGAGGCGACGCTGCGGGCGCGGGAGGTGACGGAGCAGTATGACCCGGAATGGGTGAAGCTGGCGCTGACGAAGAAAGGCCAGTGGACCAGCAGCCGTCTGCCGGTGGGACAGGAGCGGGGCATTGCGGGCAACCTGGCCGGCGGCAACGTGGTCCCAGTGGTCACGCAGGCCAGCGGGCCGCACGATGACCGGACGGGGCCGATTGAGTTGATTCACGCGATTTACAAGGGGGTGGACGAATGGGGGGTGCCGGGGGTGTATTGCACCACGTTCCACCGGGACATCCGCACCGATCCGCGTGGCAAGCCGCTGTTTGCGAAACATTCGCTGGTGGAAGGGGTGGGGCAAGCCGACCTGCCCTACACGGTGCTGACGCGCGAGCGGTGGAACCGGAGCGTAACGAGCAGTCGCAGCGTGCCGGAAATGGTCCACACGCAGCAAAATTTGGTAAAGGGCTTTCTGGATTCGCTGATTGACCGGGCGAGCATCACGGTGTTGCCGCCGGTGAACGTGTATGAAAGCCCGATGGACGCGGAATATCACTTCGGGCCGGCGCGAAAGAACTACTGCCGCCCGGGGCGCGAGCCGCAATTCATGCAGATGCCGGCGGGGGCGGGGATGGTGGATGGGTTGCAGGTGCATAACGTGGTGCGGGAATCGGTGGACAACCGGTTTGGGATGTTGAGCGAGCATGTGCCGGCGGCGCGGCAGCAGACGGCGCAGGAGCGTTTGGTGCGGCGATTCCTGATGAGCTGGACGCGGGCGCTGCAACAGGTGCTGGCGTTCTACCAGAAGCACGGGGACGACGCGGAGTTTGCGCGCATCACGGGGGCGGACGCGGGCTGGCTGGAGGCGCGGCGCAATGTGCCGAACCTGCTGACCAGCGTGCTGGAATTCGACGTGCGCGAGCTGGACAGCGAGTTGAACATGAAACGCATCGAGACGTTCAACTCGGTGGCGCTGCCGAACGACATCAACGGCATTTACGACCGGGTGGTGTGGGCGCAGGACATGGCGCGGGGCATTTTGGGACCGCGCGCGAGCAAGCGGCTGGTGCGGAGCGAGGCGAGCGCGAGCGCGGCCTTGAAGGAGAAGGCGCAGTTACAGGTGCTGAAGATGTTTGCGGGCGACCTGCCGACGTTCCTGGATGACAAAGACCCGACGGCCGCGCCGTTGTTGCAGTTCACCCAGCAGATCGTGATGCAGAACCCGAACTACCTCAAGGCGCTGACGGATGAGGCGTTGGTGACGCTGGCGGGGCCACAGGCGCAAATGATCGCGCAGCAGCTTGGGCAAAGCCGCCGACCCGATGAGCGGTTCAGCGCGCTGCTGGTGAAGTGGCTGGAAAACCTGAAATTTATCGGGGTGACGCAGGTGCAGAACCGGCAGATCGGTCGCACGGGCGTGGACGCGACGGAGGTTTGATCACAATGAACTGGTGTAAGCGACAGTGGAACCGATGGGCGCGCCGCGCGCCGTGCGGAACGATGGACTTGAGCGGAGATGGCCGAGCGGAGAAGCTGCGGCAGTTGCGGGTGCGGCTGGGGCAGTTGCCGGCGGATGATCCGGTGATGAACGGGCTGCTGGCGTGGCAGGAGGAGCGGCTGCTTCTCCTGCTGCGGGAATGTGACGACCGCAACCTGACGGGCGAGCAGGCGTTGAGCCTGGTGCATCGGATTGCGGAGACGGCGGCGTTTCGCGCCGACCTTGAACGGGTGTGGAAAGAGGAGCGGCGGAAGGCGGAAGCCGGAAAATAGAAAAGAGTTCGTGCGGTTTCGTGGGGAAAGCGCGGGTTTGTGCCGGTAATCCGGGCAAGAGGCTTTCTTTTACTTTCCAAGAGTGGTTCAGGTGAGGCGTTCAAAGGCCGCGATGGCTGGCGAACGCTCTCACAATGTCAGCATCCACAGCGTCACCGAGTGCCGCGCCGGGAACGGTAGCCCCGGCACCTGTTGCTACCCCGTCGCCGCCCGCGCCGAGCGCCGCGCCGACGAACCCGCAACCCTTAACCCTGGCCGACTACGACCGCATTGCGGCCGAATCGCTGCGTCGCAATGCCAAAGCCGTGGTGGCCAACCCTGCCGCCCCCGCCCCTGGCCCGACTGGGCAAGAATCACCGACAGTCGAGCCGACCGCAGCGGAGGCGCAGTCCCCTGCATCCGCACCTGGCGCTGGAGAGCCGGTGGCTGATGCGGAAGGGGAAGAAGCCGAGCCAACACCGGAAGAACAAGCCGGTTGGACGGAGGGTGAACGCCGTTTGCACGGCGCACTGGTCAAGGAACGTCAGGCCCGCAAGGAGGCCAAGAGTGAACTCAAGGAATTGAGGGCGCAACTGGAAGCCTTGCAGGCGAAACTGCAACCGAACCCGAATCAACCGCCGACGGCCGAGCCGCCGGCAACTCCCGCACCCGTGGCTGCGCCGAGCGTGGCCGCCCCGGTGTTGATGGATTGTGAAACTTTCGAGGCGGTGGATGCCCGCGTCATGCAGGCCGCCAGCGCCGAAGCCGAAGCGATGCGTATGCAACAGACGCTGCTGCGGCAGGGTTACGAAGCGGTTTTGCCGCAACTGGCCGCGCACGGTTACACCGTGCAGGACGGCATGCTGGTGGACCCCGCCAAGAACGTGCTGGGCGAGGCGAACGAGCAGACCGTGGGCGAATTCATTGCCAATGTGTATGCCGGCGCGCGCCAGACCCAGGCGCAAGCCCCCGTGCGCAAAGCCTACCTCGTGCAACAGGCGCAAGCCTGGCAGGAGGCGGTCAAAATCCTCCCCGAACTGGCCAACGAGAAATCGGAAACCTTCCAGCGGATTGCGCACTTTGCGCGAGCCAACCCGGTCATCCGGCAGCATCCCGGGTGGCCCGTGACGGCGGCCAAGTTGTATCTGGGCGAACAAGCCTGGAACAGCAAGGCCAAGCCGCCCGCGGAGCGCGGAGCGCGGAGCGCGGAAGGCGGCCAGTCCGCGGCCAAGCCGGTCACACCCCCGAGCGCGCCCGGCGCGCCCCGGACGAGTGTGAGCGGCCTGCCCCAGCGCAGCGAGGCGGAGGAACTGGCCGCCAAATTGAAGAATGGCACGGCAACGTATGCGGACGTGGACCGGCTGGCGAGCCTGCGCTTGCAGGCAAACGCGGCCAAGCGGTGATTCAAGAAAACGGTTCCACATGGAACACAACATTGAATCAACATGGCACTGAAATACTCCGACCAGGTCGGTCAACAAGAAGATTGGGCAAACGTCATTACCAACGTGGCGATGGTGGACACGCCCAAACTGGCGTGGCTCCCCGAGGGGCCGAATATCATCAGCACCGAACGCCTTTACCAGGCGGAAACCTACCGGCCGCCGAGCCGCAATTCGCACGCGGATGGCGTGCCGGTGGGCGGCGAGCAGAGCGCGGGGGAGACGCGCAAGGAATTGCGCAGCGTGATCCAGTATTCCACCAAGCGCGCGGGCGTCACGGTCCTGCAACAGGGCTTTGGCAACGTGGCGGGGGTGGAGGACGAGCTGGGCCGCGAAATCCGCAAGCAGACGAAGGAGCTTTCCAAGGACATCGAGGCGGCCATTTCCAGCGCGCAGGAATGCCGCGTGGGGGTGTCCGGGACCACGGGTTACATGACCCGGGGCATCCCGAACTGGATTCAAGCCAGCCCGCAGGCGGTGTATCCGGTGGACAGTTCGTTGTATCCGTCGGCGGCGCAGATCAGCACCACGGCGACGGCGAGCCTGACCGAGGATGTGATTCTGAACATCCTGCAAGGGATGGGCACCACGACGCGCGACAAGCAGACCATCACGGCATTCATCGGGCCGACGTTGCAGCGCATCATCAACAACTGGCCGATGTTTGTGCCATCCTCGGGGTCAACGATCAACGGCGGGGCGTATCCGAGCGCGGTGCGCGGCGGGGCGTTTGACCGGGGGATTGTGCGTTACATCAGCCCGTTCGGGCCGGTGGACCTGGTGCTGGACTACAACAACTATGCGCTGGACAGCAATGGCGTGGCGCAGAGCGGCACCACCTACAACACGCACAGCGCGTTCTTCCTGCACCAGGACAAGTGGCAGTTCTCGTGGGGCAGCATGAACGGCGGCAGCGGCAAGCCCAAATGGGTGGAAAGCGGCTACGAAGGTGGGAAACGCAGCGCGTTCTGCGAATCGGTGTGGATGCTCACCTGCCTCAATCCGCAGGGGGAAGGCAAATACGCGCCGGCGTCGTAAGCGCGCGGCCAAACCAAGGCAAACCAAACACAAGAAGAATGAAAACTCGAATCCTCAGTTTTGCGGAAAAGGTCACGACCGGGGCCGATTTGGCCGTGACGTTTGACTACACCGATGTGGCGGCGGCCACGAGCGGGGCGGCGGTGCCGACCATTGGTGTGCAGGCGGGCACCAAGGTGCAGGTGGTGGGCATGAAGCTCAACACCGCCTTTGACCGCGCCGGCACCGGGGCGCTGGCCGTGACGGTGGGCGATGGCGACAGCGCCACCGCGCTCCAGGCGAGCACGGTGATCGCGGTGGATGGGACGGAAATCCTCTACCACGCCGGCGGCAGTCCCAAGGTGTATTTGGTGGATGACAACGTGGACGTGTTCTTCACGGACGCTGGGGGGATGACCTACACCAGCGGCTCGGTCACGTTCTACTTCCGCGTCGAAAACATGAACGAATGGCCGGTGGCGGCCTGAACAATCCTGCCCTAACGGTCCCACACCGGGGGCGGGCGGTTGGCGTGTTCCTCCGCCAACCGTTCGCCCCAGGGCACTTCAGCAATGAAAAGCGGAAAGGCCAGTATGAGCGAAGCAACGAAGGCAACGGCGGAAACCAAAGCCAAAACCGACCTGCCGCCCGCGGCGGCGAAGGCCGGCCCCGCCCCGGCGGTGGAAAAAGTGTTGGTGTTGCCGGGCGGCAAGCTGACCGAGGACGGATTGAGCCTGTTGGAGGCCGGGTTGAGTGGCGCGGTGGAGGCCATTGCCGATGGGTTGCGGCAGTTCCTCGACAACGGGATCGAGGTGGGGCAGGCCACCCGCGGCGCCCTGGAGAATGCCTTTGAGGCGGCCCGCACGGCGCTGCGCAAGCGCCCCACGGTGGGCGACCTGGTGGCGGCGCGCACAGCGGTGGAGGAGTTGGCCGCGCTGCTGGCCAACCATTCCGTGCGCGATACACAGGCGCTGGCCCGGGTGCGGGCGGCGCTGCACCGGACGAACAAGATCATTGCGGCCTTGACGCCCCTGTGAGCCATGAAACTGACCGTGGACTTGAGCGGCGTGCGGATGGAGGCGCGGCAGCAGTTCCTCAAGGACATGCACCGCGAGGACAAGGCGCGCTACGCTTTGGGTCTGATCGAACAGTTGAAGCTCAAGCAACGGGCGGACGAGTTGGCCAAAGCCAAGTATCAGGGGGAATTCCGGGCCGTGGCGGTCCTGAGCGAAGATCAGTGGAAGCGCGCGATGGACCGTTACGGGACAATGTGCCTGAGCGACCCGGACTTTATGCCGTGGCTGCTCAAGCGGGAGGAAGGCCAGGACATGCGGGTGCGCGACCCGGGCAGCAAGATTCAAGTGGGCTGGCGCGCCACCCTGAACCCTCAACCGGTCGGAAAGCGTGGCTAATCAGTGTTATTTCGACGGCGATTTCTGGCAGTGCGTGGTAGCGACGAGCGCTGGGGAAAGCCCGGCCACGCACCCGGGCAAGTGGCGGCGCATTCAGATTCCGAAGGAATGGCGGTGGGTGCTGGGGCAGCTTACCTACGCGCACCTGCTGGAGATGGATGGCCAGATGGACAAGGCCAATGCGGTTCGGGCGCGGGCGCAAGACGCGCCGCGCCGGGGGTTGAATGATTTGATTCGCCGCGAGGCGAACCGCGAGCGGCATTTGGTCCGCCCGGACGTGCAGACGCGAAACTGACATGCAAACGGTAGCGGCCAGCGTGATTCTGGAAGATGCGCATCGCCTGATGGGCGAGGATGTGACGCAGCTCGATGAGCCGCGCCGGGAACAGGAGGCGCGCACCGGTTTGAGTCTGGCCTTGCAGGAAGTATGGGAAGCGTGGTGGTGGCAGGAGTTGATGACGCTGTCGCAGCAGAATCTGCGCGACACCTACGACAGCGCAAAGACTTACGCGGCGGGGGATGAGGTGTGGTGGCCGGGCACGAACAAGTATTACCAGTGCATTCAAGCCAGCACGGGCAAAAAGCCGGAGGACACGGAGTATTGGATCGAAGCGAGGCTGTCCTACACGGCAAATAATTTTGCGGCGGCCTACTATGATTACGGCGAACTGGCGCGTGACCCGGCCAGCGGTGTCATCTATGCGCGCATCGCCAACGGCATCAAGATTACGGGAGCAACCAACGTGTTTCTGGCGGGGATCGCGGAAACCGTGTTCACAAAATTCCCGGCAGGGTCCTATAACACGTCCGTGATTCCACCGGATGGGGGCGTGGTGGCGGCGGTGGGCGACTCATGGCAAAACGGTGATCCAGCGACGTATGCCTTTGCTTTTGCCATCCGCTACAACGCCACGGCGAAATTGTGGGTTCTGACCTCGGCATCGGCGGTGCATAACGTGTATGGCACCAGCCCTACGTTGGTGGGCACCTACAGCGCAGAATACAATTATGCCCTCGGTGCCAGCAACAATCCCGCAGGCACGTTGTCGTGGGTGGATGCCGAGGCGCCACCGTCCACGAATTGGCAGGCAGTCAGCCCATTCATTCCATCGCTCAAAACCAATCGCAAGGTGCGGATGGTGTCCCGGCTGAAGCCCACGCAGACCAACAACCCGGGCGAGTATAACTTCATTGCGACAGCGGACGGCATCGAGTTGACGGAGATTCCCGCCACCACACCGTGGATTTGGGCGCGGCGCGTGACGCCGGTGCTGACGGGGGATGATTTCTCGGCGACCGCCACCTACACGGCCACGGACGCCCGCGAACTCGTGTTTGATTCCTGATCAGCGACAACCCATTGAAGCTATGGCCCAATTCCTCAAAACCACAACGACAACGGCCGGACCAACGCCGCTTTCCAGCACGCTGCTCACGTGCCGCAAATTCTCGCTCATTGCCGCCAAGGGGCTGAACGGTCCCAGCGCCAGCCCGAATGCGGGCGTGGTGTTCATTGGGCAATCGGCGACCGCCGGGCAACAGCCTATTGAGATGAGTCCGGGCGATGAACGCAGCTTTGGTGACGCCAACGGGCCGTTGATGGACCTGAGCAAATTCTACCTGACCGTGGCCACGAGTGGCGACGGTGTGGTGGTCATTTACCACTGACACAGTATGCAAGGCACGTATCGCGTGACGTTGGGCGGCGCCGCCCGTGGGCGGTGGGTGCGATGGGTGGCGGTCGTGTGTGCCCTGGGGGCGGGCGCCGGCATGGCGCAAGAACGCGAGATCAACACCACGCCGTTCACCCGCACCTTTCTGCGCGCGACCAATCCCTTGAGCGCGGCGGCTGCCCTGGGCTTTTCCACGAATGTAACGGTCGGCACGAACATCACGGTAACGACCTCGAACATCTATACGAGTTTTGACGTGCCATTCCTGACCATTGGCCAGGGGACCAATACGATGACCCTGACCCCGACCAACGGCAGCCTGGTGGCGGACGTGCCGTGGTATTTCCCCGAGGCCTCGGCGGGGGCTATCACGCTCGGCGGCGTGCGGCGCACGACCTGGCCGGAAGGCGGCACCAACATTTACACCGTGGGCAGCTTCAGCGGGGGAATCGTCCTTTACACTTCGTTCCAAACAAACTTTGCGACCGTCGCCAGCCTGACGAACCTTGGCCTGTTCACGAACGGCTGGTTTGACGCCTCGTGGACCAGCACCAACGGCGCTGCGCTTGGCCTGGAAGCCTCCACCAACGGGGTGGACTGGTCCCAGGCAGAGGCCGGCACGAACAGCGTTTATTTGCGCCTAGTCGTTTCCCTGGGGTCGCCGGGGGGCGGCACCCCGGCGGTAAGCAACATGGTTATTCGCTCCATCGCGAACAAGGAAGCGTTTGGCGGAACCAACGATTTTCGGCGGACGTTGCTGCTGGCCGATCCGCCCGCTTCCGGCGAACAGGTCGCGAACAAAGAATACGTTGACGATGTGGCGCTACGCCGGGCCATGAGCTGGTCCACTCACCCCGCCGCTGCCCCCGTGCGCCTCCTCGGCCAGGAACTCCAGATCAGCGGCGAGTGGGCCATTCGCACGCTCGTAGTCAGCAACGAGCTGCGCGCCGTGCTCCAGTTCGGCGGGGCGACCATTGCGGAATTTTCCCCCGGCTTCACGGCGTTGACCAACGCCACGATTGACCCGGCCACTAACACGGCCTGGCTGACGCTGCGCGTCCCCACAAACGGCCTAACTCTGCCGTTGCGCGTGCTGATGGCAACGAACTTCACCACCGGCCCGTGGCGCTACGTTACCGCCACCAACGGCACCGCCGGGACCAACTACACCCTGAACGTCCCGCGCTCCCTGGTGCCGGATACGGCGTTTTTCTACGTCGGACGATCCAACGCGCCCGCCTACCGGCTGCCGGCGCTCACCCTGCCATGAAACGTCGCGGCATAGCCTTTTTGAAGGCCAGCGCCTGGTATCTGGCCGCGCTCGCCTTGTGGCTTGGGCTGCTGCTCTCTGCGTCCGGCCAGTGGTTTGCCTACCGAACGCACTTCACGCACCACCCGGCCACCTACACGCCACCAGGAAGCCTCGCCCATCACCTGTGGACAAACTGGACGGCCCGCACCAACGGACGCACGCCCGCGCTCCTGGCCAGCGTCACCAGCACGTCCGCCACCTGGAACACCAACTGGTTTTTCTACGGCGCGAGCAACTTTACGGCCCAGACGATCCACCGGACCAACACCGTGGACCATTACAGCCGGTTCCGCTGCACGGTGATTTCTCCCGTCCTGCTGCTCCAATGTGCCCATGCGTTCAACATCGCCGCCGGCACGAGCGGAACGAATCTCGGCGTGGGCCAGTGGTTCAGCGTGCTGGACCCGACCAACGGGCTGCACTGGCGGCGCGTGGCGCACTCCCTGGGCCGCAGGGTCACGGACGATTACATCCTGTTTGCCATCACAAATCCGCTACCGGCGGAAGTGGGGGCGATGCGGGTAGCCCACTATCAGACCGTGACCAACAAGCTGGGATTTCCGTTTGGCTTTGGACCACAAGTGCCGATCACATCTCTCTGTCAGCATTACCTGAACATCGGGGCGCTGGGGTTTTACCTGGACGGCCACGGTGTGGAGGACGGCGACAGTGGCAGCCCCACCGTCCTGCTAATCGGGGACGAACTGGTTTCCGTGCCGTGGGGTTTAACGTCGGCCTCCGTGTCAAATTTGACGCAATTTCTGGCGGACGTGAACACGTTGACCACGCTGGCCGGCTTCAGCACCAACACCTATCCGGTGCGGATCGCCAACCTGTCCGAATGGAATCCACCTACACCATGAGCACAACCAGAAGCGGCGCAAGGCCATTGCAATATCTGACGGCGGGGTTGCTGCTGTTGGGCTTGGTAGCCGGATGCGCGGCGCAGACGGTCACACTGCGCTGGAACGCGCCGACCAACGCCGCCGAAGCCGGGGTGACGGGCTACCGCGTCTGGCTGGCGCCCGCCGGCACGACCAACTGGTCCGTGCTGGGAGCGGCGGCTTCCACCAACTACGTAATGCCGTTCAGCGCCACAAGTTTTGGGGACCGCTACTTCGTGACGGCGACGAACGCGGTGGGGTTGGAAAGCCCGCCGTCCAATGTCGCCACCAATCTCATCCCGCGCAGCCCGGAAAACATGCGGCTGAACCATAACCTGTCGTTTCCGCCTTGAGTCATGGACTACACGCTGACGTTGCTGAACTTTGATGCCTGGTTACAATCGTTGCCGACCGGGGCATTGCTGGTCGTGGCATGTCTCGCGTTGGGCTACGTGCTGAAATGGTTGCCGTGGGTGGAAAACCGGTTCATTCCGGTGTTGGTGGTAGTGGCGGGCATGGTGATGGCGCTGCTGCTGGCGGAACGCGGCGATCTGCCGCTGCGCGCGTGGGTCGTGCGTCACCTGATCCTCGGCCTCGTGAGTGGATGCGTCGCGTGGCTGGTGCATAACAAGTTGCTGAAACGCATCGAAACCAAACTGTTCGGAGAGAAGGAAAACCTATGAAGGCAAAGCGTGTGTTTCCACCGGCGGGCGTGCTGCTGGCGCTGGCGCTGGCACTGATTCCCGTGTGGCTGGCCGGCTGCGGCACGACCGGGGGCGCGAATGTGAGCACGGACGGCACGAGCGTTGGCGGCGAAGTGGGGTGGAATGTATCGAGCAACGCCGCGGTGAATGTGTCCGGCCATTACAACACGGCGACGGGCCAGTGGATGGTGGCCGTGGGGGTGACGTTCCGCGAAACGCCGCCGCCGGATGTGATTGCGGCCCTGGAGGCGGCGGGCGCGGTGCCGGGCAAAACGGGGCGGACGTGGATTTTCCCGGCGGGCATGAAGCCCACCGACAACCAGGTAATCAAGGCGCTGACCGCGTGCGCCACGGCGCCCGGGGGGTATGTGCTGATGCCGGTCCAGTGATGCCATGAAAGCCGCCGTCGCCTTTGGCCTCAATCTGGTCAACCCCGAGCATTATCAGGGCTGGGGCGGGCCGTTGACGGGCTGTTGCCCGGACGCCAGCAGCATGGTGGCGGTGGCGGGGCAACGGGGCTATGACGTGGCAACCAGCCGGTTGAACACTTACGCGGGTCCGATGACGGCGCTGGGCCATACCATCCCGCCCTACCGGCTGGTCATGGACGCAACAGCGGCCAATTGGATTGCGTTGCACCGCAAATATGCGGAGCTGGCGCAACCGGGGGACTGCTTTGTGTTCAGCTTTTCGGGTCATGGCGCCCGGAGGATTTACGTCCTCAGCGCCACGGAATCGTTCTGTTTCTCGGAGCGGATGATGGATGACGCCGAGTTCAAGGATTTGATGGCGTTGTGGCCGGCGGGCGTGCGGGTGCTGTATGTGCTGGACTGCTGCTACGCGGGCGGGATGCACCGCAATCTGGGCTTTCTGGGCCGGCCCAAGACGGCGGGGCTGCAATTCAGCCGCCAGCCCAAGCCGGACTATGCGCCGACGCGCGCGGCAGTGCGGGCGGACATTGCGATTTGGGCCGCGTGCGCGGCGGAGCAGGTGGCGTTGGATGGCCAGTATAACGGGGCGTTCACCGGGAGCCTGCTGGCGATGCTGGAGCAGCATCCACTGGCCGACGTGCCCACGCTGCACGAGCATCTGCGGGGGTTCATGAGGCGGCATTTTCCGAACCAAACGCCGCAGTTGAATTTTCTGGGGCAACGGCAGGTATGGGCCGGCCGTCCGGCCTGGACGTAACGGGAGCCAGAGAGTGCAATGAAAGACCTCGAAACACGAGTGGCGATGGTGGAGCGCGACGTGCATGAACTGCGCGAGTTGCGCGGGTTGATCCACGTCATGGACAAGAAACTGGACGTGTTGGCGGCCCGCAAAGAATGCCCGGACCCCAACCGCTGCCTGGCGCTGGAGCCGCGGCTGGCCAGTCTGGAGGCGACGCGCAACAAGTTCCTGGGCGCGATGGTCGTTTGCACCGGACTGGGGACGGTGGCGGGCGGACTGGTGGCCGCCCTATTGCAACGGGTGCTGAACTCATGAACCGACATCGCACACATGGTCCGCTGGACGACGTGCCCGAGATTGTGGGGGACGCCGGCTGGCAGCGGGTGGACATGGCGACCGACCCGGCGTTGCTGCCGGAGCAGACGCTTTCGGTCAGCGAAAACCTGCGGTTTGATCAAGCGGGCACCACGGTGCGCAAGGGATTGGGGCGGCAGTTTCCAGCCGGGACCAGCCCGGGCACGATCCTGCACGCGGGGGTTTTCAAGCCCGACCGCGGGGATGACCAGATTGCGCTCGTGACGGCAAACACGCTCGTGTTGTTCGCGCCCGGGACGCAGACGCTCACGGTATGCAATTTCCCCGCCGGCGAGACCATTGGCGCGGCGGATCGGATTGACACCATCCAGGCGGGCGTGGGAAGCGGGACGTTGCCGACGCTGTATGTATTGCGCGGGTTTGGCAGTGACGTGCTCAAGTATGACGCGGGCACCATCACCACGGACGCGACGTTTCAACGCAGTGAATTCGGACTGTTTGTGCAGGACCGCATTGTGGCCAATGCCGACACGCAAAGCGTGGGGGTCAGCGACTTCCTCGACTTCGGCACCTGGAGCGTGTTGAACCAGTTTCAAATCCTGAAAGGCGGGGATGATTACCTGGTGGCGTTTCTGCCCTACCAAAAGGACTACGTGTTGATCGGGACACGCAAGGCGTGGTTTATCGCGTTCTTTGACCCGACCGTGGGCAGTGGGGGTTACACCGGGGCGATCAAGGACAGCAGCTTTCTGCGGCAGTTGACGCGCGAGGCCGGACCGGTGGGGCCGCGCGCGGTCATCGAGGCGATGGGCTACATCTGGTTCATCACGGATGGAGCCATTTACGCTTTCATGCCGCAGTTGGACAACGAGCTGACGGTGCTGGGCAAGCCCATCAGCGCGGAGCTGGAGCCGTTGATGGCGCGCATGAGCGTCAAATATGCCCGGCGCGCGTGCGTGGCGCGGTGGGGGCACCGGCTGTATTTTGCGCTGCCGATTTCCGACGAGCCGGTGGCGGTAAGCGACATCAGCATCGAAAATTACACGACGCTGGGGGCCGATTTGCCGTTTGACCTGCCCACGAGCCTGGCCGCCGGCTCGCTGGCCACCGTGACCACCGCCGCGCCCCACGGACTGGTGGCGGGGGACAGCGTGCTGCTGTCCGGCGTGGTGACATCGGGGTTGAACGGCGAAAACACGGTGGCGGCGGTGTTGTCCGCCACGGCGTTTGTCATTGCGTGCGATGTGACCAGCGTGATCGTGGGCAGCGATGCGAAAGCGCAAAAGCTGGCGCGGCGAAACAACCGCATCGCCGTGTATAATTTGAGCACAAAGGGCTGGGAAAGCGTGGATACGTTGCCAAGCGGTTTGTATGCGGACTGGCTGGTAACGGCGGATTACGGGAGCCAGCGCCGGCTGTGGGTGGTGGATGAAACGTATGGGCCGGCGCTCTACGAGGAGCGTGAAGCGGACGAAGTGGGCGACATCGTGGGCGGAGTGTCGCTGCCCTGCGATCTGCCGGTCGAACTGAGCGAGGCGAATTTTGCCACCGCGCCAATCCCGGGCCGGCTGCGGACGCGGGCGTTACGGTGGGGCGCGTTTCCGCGGCGCATCAAGGAGTGCGAGGCGCGGGCCACGCTGCCGCCGGGCAGCGAGGTGACGCTGAACCTGCTGGCGCGCACGCCGAATAACCGTTTGTGGACCGGCACGCGGGTGTTTCGGTCCACGGATTTCAAGGTGGCGGATGCGCCGTTGCGCAAGCTGTGCGGCGAACGGGCGCTGGAAGCGCAAGTGGAATTGTTGACCACCAGCGGAAGGCCGACGTTCCGCAGTGTGGCGCTGGACACCCGAGCCGTCGGCGTCAATCCCCAGTAATTTATGGCACAACTATCCAAAGGCGAGACTTTCACGGATGTCAGCCCGGGCAAAACAGTCACGAGCAGCCGGCTGAATAACCACGTGGACGGCGCGGTGTTGTTGAACGGCGCGGTGCTGGACCAGACCGAGAAGGCCGTTACGGTGCCCGCCGACATGGTGTTGTTGGGGGATTCGACCCTGCCCGCGAGCGCCGCCCCGCGCAAGGTGCAGCTTACCAACCTGCTGCCGGAAATCATCCGGCAGGGGGTGCAGCAATACGTGGGCACGGACTCCGGCGGGGCCAACGCCTATGTGGTGGCCCTGTCGCCGGCGGCCACGGCCTACACGGCGGGCATGGTGGTGCGGTTCAAGGCGGCCAACGCCAACACGGGCGCCAGCACGCTCAATGTGAACGGGCTGGGGTTGAAAAACATTTACACGCGGGCGGGCACGGCGCTGGCCGCCAATGACATTCTGGCCGGGCAGGTGTGTGAGTGCGTCTATGATGGCACGCAGTTCCAGCTCATGTCGGCGTTGGGCGCGGGCCAGGTGACGGCGGCGCAGAGCGCGGAGGCCAACCGGCAGGGGGTGCATCAGTATGCCGTGGACGGTGGGGCGGCAAATGCCTACGCGGTGACGCTGACCCCGGCGGCCACGGCCTACACGGCGGGCATGGTGGTGCGGTTCAAGGCGGCCAACGCCAACACGGGCGCCAGCACGCTCAATGTGAACGGGCTGGGGGCAAAAGACCTGCGGAAGGTGGTGGCGGGCGCCGTGGCCGCGCTGGCGGCGCGGGATGTCCAGGTGGCCGATCTGGTGGAGGCGGTCTATGATGGCACGCAGTTTCTGCTGACCAGCCGGGTGCGTTCGTGGGATTTTGTCAGCGCCGACACCAACGTGCCCGCCGCGTCCGCCAATGTGGACATTGCCCACGGGCTGGGCGCGGTGCCAAACAAATTGCACGTGGTGCTGGTGCAAACCGATGCGACGGCGCGCAACGGCTACGCGCAAAACGATCAGGTGGAACTGTTGTCCATCCAGGGGACCACGAACAGCCCGGCGTTTGCGGTGAGCGCGGATGCCACCAACGTCACCATTGCGCGCAGCAACAACACGCTCGCCTACATGGTGCCGAAGGGCGGGGGCGCGCCGGTGGACCAGCACGCCAACATGGTGACAAACACCTACTTCAAAATCCGAGTGTATGCCTCGCTCTGAAAATCTTATCACGCTGCCGGGGCCGGAGCTGCTGCGCCGCGCCGAGTTGCTGCCCCTGCAACCGCGGGACCAGGCCGAGGCGCAGGCGCTGCCCGCCAAACTCGACGCGCTGCGCGCCCTCGCAGCGGAGGATGGTCACATGGTGATCAACCCGACGCATGTGATGGTGGGGCCGGAGGGCAACATCATCGGCTACCTCAGCCTGAACGGTTTGCCGGTGGTCCATGCGTGGTTTGATACCAAACACAAGCACGTGCGGGATTCGCTGACGATGATCGAGCACGGCCAGACCATTTTGCGGCAGCAGGGCGTGCGCGGCTTTGCCGTGGCGTGTGCTGCCGAAAGCCCGTTCACGCCGCATCTGCCCCGGCTGGGCTTTCATCAACTGGGCGCCACCGTGCTCTGGCACAAATACCTGTAACCGTATGGGATGCTTCAGCCCCAAAGCTCCGCCCCCGCCGAACTACGGGCAGATCACCCGCGACACGCTGCAAGCGCAGGTGGACCTCGCGCCGCAACAGTATGCCAGTGAGGCGACCTACCAGCCGCTCTACACGGACCTGGCATTGAGCAATCTGAACAGCCTGCTCTACGGAACACCGGGCGGGCAGGAGACGTATCAGCAGACCATCACCGCGGACCGGGCGGGATGGTATGGCCCCGACGGCCAGTATCTGGGAAGCGACCGTTATCAGTATTACACGCCGGGCAGCCAGGCCCCGCAAAGGGCACCCGGGTTGGGGGGGCTGGTTCAGGCGATGAATCCCAACGTGACCAGCGGAGGGACGCAACAGGTGCCGGAGGGCGTGCGCTGGCTGGGCAAGGGCGGGACGATGCAGGTGACGGGCACGCGCACGCGGACGCCGCAAACGGGCCTGCTCGAACTCATGCAGGGGGCACAAGCCAGCCAGCGGGCGGCGGATATTGCCGATGTGATGACGCTTGGCCCGCAGGCCCGCGAGGCATTATTGGCGGCCAACCCGGAAAGCGCGGCGCTTCTGGCCAAGCTCAATGCGCAGGCCAATGCCGGGCTGGATGCCGGAAGCAGTTTGACGCCGGAAGAACAGCGGGCAATGCAGCAGGCCAGCCGGGCAGCGTTTGCGGCGCGGGGCATGGGTGGGAGCAATAGCGCCATCACTGACGAATTGCTGCGGCAGTTTGACCTGGGCCAGCAGCTTTTGCGACAACGCCAGGCGTTTGCGCAAAGTGTGCTGGCCAACAACCAGCAGCTCCTGGGCGACCCGTTCATGCAAATCCTTGGTCGCGGCAGCAACGCCGTCGGCCAGGCGCAAGGCGTCTGGCAGGGGGCCGGGCCGAGCCTGTTCAACCCGCAGGCGGGTTTGGGCCTGGCCGCCAGCAACTACGCCACGGCCGCAAATTTTGCCGCCGCGAACAACCCGTTGGCCAATATCGGCAACATTTTGGGCGGAGTAGGCAGAGCGGCGGGTGGCATTGCTCAGCTTTTCTAGGAGGCACCCCATGATTTCCCCCTACCAAAACACCGGAATGGGGCAGTATTACGGCCCGCCCGACGGGCTGGCGTATCTGCTGGCGCAGCGCAACCGCGACAACGCGGCGGCGTGGGAAAACCTCGGCAGCTTTGCCGGCGCGGTGGGCGCGGGCATCGGGGGGGTGATGCAGGCCCGCCGCGACCCGGCACTGTTGGATCAGGCGTTTGGCATGGGACGCGGCAGCCCGGCACAGGCGGGGCTGATGAACTTCGCGGCGGTCTATGATCAGGCCGGTGGAGGCGGAACCGGGTTCAGTGCGCCCAAGGCCGATGGCGGGGGCGGCGGTGGCCGGGGGGTGACGTTCAAGCAGCTTGCCGAACTGGGCAAGGCGGCGGACGCAACCCGGCGGGCGCTGCGGATGGCCCAGCCCAAAGTGGGCGACGAGCAGCCCGACGTGTTCGGGACCGACGAGGAATGGCAAACGCTGGGGGCACGGGAGAAGTTTGGCCGGGTGCAGGCGTTTGTGCAGGCCAACGCCGAGCAGGCAGCCCTGCAAAAGATGGCGCTGGTGGGCCAGCAAATGGAGGCGCAACGGCAGGCAATGGAGCAGCAAAAGGCGTTTGGGGAAGCGATGAGTCTGGCGCAAGGCCGGATCAACAACGCGGCGCTGGCGGAAGGCAACGGACGGGTGCGCACGCGCGCGCCCGGGCTGGCTGATTTCGCCCAAGTGGCCGGGCCGGCGGCCTGGGCCGCGCCGCAAGCCAACGCCTTCCGCGAAATGGCAGCGCAGGGGGAGGCAGCGCCCGGCATGACGCCCGGAGAAATTCATCCCATTCCGGGCGCCCCCGGTCACTCATTTGTCGCGTTGAGCCGCGGCAGTGGCACGGTGATCAACACAGGCCGCGGAGCGACGCCAGACAGGGCGCCGCAGCTTTTCGATCTGCCCGGAGGGCGGAAAGGATTTTACGACACGGATGGCAGTTTCAAGACTTACAGCACGGAGTCGGCCCTACCCCCGCAGGTCGAGGCGCAGTTGTCCACTTACTACGCGCAACTGGGTAGTGTGTTGGCGGAGCTGGGCGACCCCAACGTGAGCGCCAAACGCCGGGCGCAACTGGAAAAGGACCGGGCACGCTACGAGCAGCAGATCGAGCAGATCAAAAAGGGATTTGGCGCGACCGGCGGAGGCGCGGCGCCCATCAACCCGAACGACCCGCTGGGTTTGGGGTTCTAGCATGAGCAAAACGCTGGCTGCCATTCGGGCCAAGTATCCGCAATACGCCCATGTGCCGGATGAAGATCTGGCGGTGCGCGTGGCAAGCAAGTATCCGATCTATCGCCAGCGGGACGCCGAGCTGGATGCCATCGTCAAGGCGTGGGTGCCGCCCTCGATGCGGCCCATTGCGCCCGGGGGCGAAGATTCCCTGGCCCCCGCGCCGCCAGAACCGGTGGCGTGGCCAACGGAGAGCGACGAACTCACCCGCTTACGCCAATTACGGGAATTCTACGGCACGCCCGAGGGACAGGCCAAGCTGGACGCGGCCAGTCGCGCGTTTGGCGAGGTGACGGGCGCCAGCGTGGTGGGTCCGGTATTGCACCGCGCCGCGAAGTTGACCGAGGCGGCAGCGCGCGATGTGGTGGGGGACATGGCGGCGGGGTTGGTGGCCCGGGATGACCAAGAGTGGCAGGCATTGCGGGAGCGCAACATGCAGGCTTTTGCGCGCGACCCCGAGGCGGAATTGCCCGGCCGGGCCGCGTCGCGCGAATACCTGAGCCGGGGTCAGCGGGTGGCCGAAAATGTCGGTCTGCTGGGAGCAACGCTGCCGGTGATGGCTGGTCAGGTGGCGGGGGCAACGATGCTGGGAGTGCCGGCTCCCCTGGCGCTGGCCGCCATGATGGGCACGACGGAGGTGGGCGAGGTGGACCCGGTCGGCGCCGTGATGGGTCTGGGATTGCCCGGTGCGACGCAGATGGGCAAGCAGGCAGTGGCGGCGGGCTTGGAAAAGGCGGGCATTGACCGGGTGGTGGTGGAAGTGGTCAGCCGCGACCCGCTGCGCCTCAAGGGCAAGGTGGTGCAACGGCTGGGGGGCATCGAGATTTCCAACGATGCGTTCCGCAAAGTGTTGGAGAATGGCGGCGGCCTGCTGGCGGCGAACACCTACATGAACGCTTTGAGTGCGCCGCAAGTGTTGGCGCTGCCCGAGGAGGAGCGCACCGAGGCGGCGATGAACATGGTGGCGAACAACCTGGCCATGAGCGTGGCGGGTCTGTTCGAGCAGCGCCCCACGAGCATCACGCTCGAAAACTTGATGCCCAAACTGCGGCAGCAGTGGCGGGAGGCGAACACGCCGCCGTATCGCGCCCGGATGGGCCAGTCCGGGCCGGCGGAGGAAGGTGCGCCGGTTCGCCCCGGGCCTTATCCCGCGCTGCCGGAACGTGGGGTTGGCCGGATGCCTTCGGAACCGCCGCCCGCTTCGCCTTCCAACCTTCCGACTTCCCCGGAGCGTCCCGCCCCTGCGGTTCCAGCGGGCGCTCCGACTTCTCTTTCCCCCGAGGCCACGGTGCCACCGGCATCCAGTGCAGGGGGCACACCCACGGCGGCGCCCGCGGGGACCAAGGCCGCCGGTGAACTACCACCGGCGGCCAATGCGGACGCGGGCGAGGCGGTGGCCAACATGGTGGCGCGGCGGTTGAGGTTGGGCGAAACCGTGACGCCCGCGCAGGTGAGGGATGAAGGGTTGTCGTTCGGGTTGGATGAACGGCAGTCCGGCGAATGGGCGGAACTCGGGGCGGCCGAGGTGGCGCGCGAGATTGCCCAAGACGCCACGATGAGCAACCGGGACAAGTTTGCGGCGCTGGTCAGTCTCTACAACCGGATGCCCGCCCACGGCACGCGCACGGTGGAAACCAAGGCGATGCAGCAATACAGCACGCCCCCGCCGCTGGCCTTCGTCGGCGGGGTGCTGGCGGACCTCCCGGGCGGCGGCGTAGTGGCGGATTCCACCGCCGGGCATGGGATGCTGACCATCAGCGCCAGCCCCAGCGCCTACCTGGTGTTGAACGAACTCAGCGGGGAACGTCACCAGCGGCTGCGGCGGTTCCTGCGCGGCAGGGCAGGCGAAAGTCCGGGCTTGGATGCCTTGAGCGGCGACTTCTGGCGGCTACTGTCCGAGCGCCGGCCGGATCGCGTCGCCCTGAATCCGCCCTTCGGCAGCGTGCTCGATCCCGCGACCGGCGCCCCCAAGAAATTCCCCATTCTGAATGCGGCCACCGAGGCCAAGACGACGACAAGCATTGATCTGGCGATCGCGCTGAACACGTTGGAAGCCATGACGCCGAACGGCAAAGGCTTTGCCATTATCGGGGCCAAGACGGGCACCCCCTACGGCGGCACGTTTGGGACCGACCAGGCGCGCGCCGAGGAATATCGGCGGGCGGCCATGCTGGAATTCTTCGAGCGGTTCAACGTGGTTGACTGGTTCACCATCGGGGGCGACCTTTACCGGAAGATGGGGGCCGCGTGGCCGGTGGACATGATCGTGGTCCACGGCAAGGGCAAGACGCCCAGCGCGCAAGCGGGGGGGCTGGTGCGTCCGTGGGTGAAGCCGCCGCGCGTCATCGAAACGTGGGAACAGCTCGGTCAACTCATCGAACAGTATGAAACTCGAACAAGCCCAGGAAAAGCTGGCGGAGGCGCTGGCGGAACACGTTCAAGCCCGCCTGCGGGAGCAGGAGCAACCACTGGACCGCGAGAGCCTGGGGTATCTCCTGCACGACCTGAACGACCTCCTCAAGGCAGCCGGCCCGGGGGCGGCACTGCAACCCCGGCACCTGCGCCAAGCCCAAACCCTACTCCTGCCCCACCTGCGCAGCGCCCTGGAGATTCCGGCGCAGGTATTGGCAAGGGAACTCCCGAACCGGCTGGGTCAGTGGCTCCGGGCGGAACCCCAGGAGGGAAGCCCGCAGCGCCCCCAGTGGGTGGAACAGGGGCGGTGGCTGCTGGATCAGGCCAGGACAACGCGGGGAAGTCTGAGCTAGATCAGGTCAAGGGACTATGGCAGCAACTCGCTGCGCTCAATGGGGATGCGGGCCAATTCGAGGCGGCAATCAAAGCGGCGGAGGGTGGGTATCCCGTCAACCTGAAAGACTTGGCGAGGCAAATTCGGGACGCGATTGCGCAGGCGCAAAAGGTTCGCAGCGGCACAACGGCCACCCCCAAACCGCCTCAAGTCGGGACTCCAAGCCCGAAACCGTCTGTCCCCGTTGAGGGTTTGCCGGCCTCGCTGATGGTGCCGTATCAGTCGGTGAGCAAGGGGCCAAGCCTCAACCTAGTGGCCCCACGCAACATTGCCAACCAGATGCAGGCAGCGGCGCGGCAACTGGAGCAGGAAGTCGGAATGCCGATTGACGAGTATCTGGCGGCCAAGCTCGGGCGCGATGTCAAAACCCTCCACTCGCAATTGGCGGGCGCCCAGGTGGACACGGCGGCGCTCGCGATCCGCAACATCGAACGCGGCAGCGCGCTGATCTGCGCACACGAAACCGGCGTTGGCAAGGGCCGCGTGGTGGCAGCCCTGATCGAATATGCCCGGATGCGCAACCTGATGCCCGTATTCATCACGGCCAAGCCGAACCTTTACGAGGACATGCTGGCGCGCGACCTGCCGGCGCTGGGCAACAAGGAGTTCAAACCGTTCATCACCAATACCAACTACGCCTACGAAGATGCGCACGGGCGCGAGGTAAAGAGCAGCGGCAACGCCGCGGCTCGTGTGGCCGAGATGGAGAGCGTGGTGCGCACGGGCAACCTGCCCGGCGGCGCGCAGGGCATTTTCACCACCTACGACCAACTCAAAAGCGACAAGCCGGCGGGCTGGTCGGAAACCGCCAAGGAGAAGTTTGCGCGCAAAGGGGGGCGCGAAGGTAAAAACGCCAAGGCGCGCCCGGATGGTCCCCGATTTGCCATGCTACGGGCGATTGCGCCCCGGGCCATCTTTATTCTGGATGAGGCGCACCTGGCCGCCGGGCCGGGGAGCGAGGTGAATTTGTCCCTGTCCACCATCCTCCCCCAGGCAAAAGGCGTCTATTACAGCAGCGCCACGTTCGCCAAGCGGCCGGACAATTTGGGCTTGTATGCGCTCGGCACGCTGATGAAGCGCACGGGGCTGAACAGCGCCCAGATGACGGAGGCATTGCAAAAGGGGGGGGTGCCGTTGCAGCAGGCATTGACCTCGATGCTGGCCGAGTCGGGTGAGTTGATCCGGGTGCAGCAAGATTGGGCCGGCGTGGAAATGAGGTTCGAGAGCACGGCGGCCAACCCGGCAGCGATGGCCCGCGAAGTCGAGGCGGCGGACACCTACACGAGTTTCATCCGCGATTTGATCACGCTCAACAAGCTGATTAACCAAGCGGGGAAGGCGTTGGAGGATGGCGAGAACCAGGTGCGGGCGGACGAGCAGCAAGTCAAATTGCAGGACATCAACCCGATGGCCCGGCTGTTCAACTTGTCCAATCAATACCTGTTCGCCTTGCGGGCCGACGCCGTGGCGGACAAGGCGGTGGCCGAACTCAAGGCGGGCCGAAAGCCGTTCATTCACGTCCACAACACGCTCGAAGGGCCGTTGCTGGACCTGCGGGCGCGCAAGCTGCCCATGAATTTTCAGGGCATTCTGTTGCGCGAAATGCAGAAGATGCTCGTGCTGACCCTGCGCGACCCCAAAGTGGAGGGGGGGAAGCGGCAAGTGGAATTGAAGCCCGAGGATTTGCCGGACGGCGGCAAGTTCTACCGGCAGCTCGAACGCCAAATCCTGGCCGCGGACCTGAGCCAGTTCTCGATTTCGCCCATTGACCACATCAAGAAGAAGATTCAGGCGGCGGGCTACAGCATCGGCGAAATCACGGCGCGGGACGGCGAGGTGGACGACGCGGGCGGCGAGGTCAAGATCGCCAAGCGCGAGAAGGCGTCGCGCAACAAGATTCTCAAAGCCTATAACGACGGAGAATTGGACGTGTTGCTGATCAACGGCAGCGGGGGCACCGGGTTGAGTGCGCACACCGATCCCAAATTCAAAGACCAGCGGCAGCGCGTCTATATCGAGGGGCAGCCGGCGCCGGACATCAATGACGAGATGCAGGCGATGGGGCGCACGATGCGCAGCGGGCAGACCAGCAAGCCCAAATACATCTTTCTGAGCACGGCGTTGGCGGCAGAACGGCGCTTTGCCACGATGCTGCGCGGCAAGATGACCAGCCTGAACGCCAACACCACGGCGGAGGGCGAATCCGGGCTGACCCAGCAAGAGGGATTTGCCGAGGACATTTTCAACCAGGTGGGGGATGACGTGGTGTTTCGGGTCATGCAGGCCAATCCGGTGGAGGCCGCGCTGATGGACCTGGCTATGGAGGCCGACGATGCAGATTTGACGGCGGGGTTTGCGCGTTACGCCACCGGGCGCTTCGTGTTGCTGCCCAACGCGGACGCGCAGCGGTTGTGGGATGAAATCATTGCGGAATACCAGGACGAGATCACGCGCCTGAATGAGGAGGGGCAGAACCCGCTGCGCGCCACCGCCGAGGATTTGCGGGCGCAAACGATCGAGACAACCGAACTCACCGCCGCCACCGGCAACACCTTGTTTGACGGGGCCGCTGTTTTGGAGAAAACGATGATTCGTCCTCCCAAGGCGCCGCCCACGCACGACGAAGCCGTCCAGCGGGCGCGCGACAACATCCCGGCGACCAAGCAGCGGGTGCGCGAATGGTTGGAAAAGAGCAAGGCCGCCGAGGCGGAGCGCGTGGCCGCGGCGCAAGCGCGCGGCCAAACCGGGCAGCAGGTGGAGCGCATCAAAGCGAACATGCAGGCCGTGCGCGAGGCGGTGATCGAGGCGTTTCGCAAGCAGGGCGACACGTTCGGCGTGGACAAGCTGGGCGATGGCTCGAACAGTTTCTACGGTGTGGCGGCGGAATTGAGGCTGGCGGAGAAGCAGGCCAGCGATTTCAGCAGCCTCAGCCGCCAGGAGCTGATCCTGACGGCCAACACCTTTGCGGGTCGGTATCGCATCCCGTTGTCCAAGCTGTTCAAGAACGGCGAGGAACAGCCGTTGCTGAACCTGCTGGACGAGGACGCCGCGGCAGAACAGTTCAACACCACGGCGGAAAGTAGTGCGGAACGGTATATCGTGACCGGCAACCTGCTGCGCGGTTGGGAGGCGGCAGACCAGGCGACGGCGGGTCGCGAAATGGGGAGGCCCAGGGTGGCGATCTACACGCGGCACGATGGCAGCCTCAACACGGGCGTGCTGATGCCGCCGGGATGGACGCCGGGCGCGGCAACCGAGCCGGTGCAGGTGATTACGGACGCCTTTGAATTTGCCGCCGCGGTGCAGGCGCAAACGCCGTTACGGTCACTGCCGACCAGTGCAGTGCATCCAGTGGAGGTGCGCGACGGGCGGCTGCTTGTGCCGTCCTCGGGACAGGGCAAATTGTTATGGGGCGACCCGCAGTTCTCCGAGTTCTTTGTGCGTCCGCCCCAGCAAATTCAGGGCAATTTCGTGGGCGTGATTGGTGTGGACCCGGCCCGGCTGTTTGAATTTCTCAAAGCGAAGGGCGTGCGACTGGTCAACAATCCTTCGGAATCGGCCGCCATGCGCGGCCCGGGAGGCGGCGGCGGTGGTGGCGTGGCAGCGCGGGGTGCATTTGTGTCCGGGGCCTCGAAAGCCCCAGGCAGCGTGCCGCCGACGGTGAATTTTGGCGGAATGAATCTCGTGCGACCGCTGGAATTGCCGGAGCTGGTGCGCATTGCCCGCGAGTTGGCTGGCGCGGTGCCCAAGATTCGCAAGTTTCCCCAGCGCGGCGGCAAGCAAACGCTCGGGCACTTTGGGGATGGCATCATCACGCTTGATCCGCGCATTTTCAAGGATGCCGAAACGGCGGCCAAGGTGCTGGCCCATGAGTTGGGCCACCTGGTGGACTATCTGCCGCACGAAACGCTCAAACGCGGCAACCTGCTGGGCCACCTGCTGGCGCTGCGCGGCTTTCTGCGGCACAACTTCGGCCCGCTCAACAACAAGGTGCTGCGGGATGAACTGCTGGCGTTGACCATGTGGTGGCGTCCGTATGACCCGGTGAACGACTCGCCAACGTATGTGAAGTATCGGCAATCACCCGAGGAGCTGTATGCGGATGCGCTCTCGGTGCTGTTCAACGCGCCCAACGAACTGGAGACGCGCGCCCCGGCATTTTACAAGGCATTCTGGGAGAAGCTCGGCAACCGGCCCGAGGTCGAAACGGCGCTGTTTGCCATTCAGGAGTTGCTGAACAAGGGCAAGCTGGAGACGGCCACCGACCGGGAGGCGCGCCTGCTGGCCGGGTTTGCCGAGGGCGAGGCGCGTTGGAAATCCGCCGTGCAAGCCCGGGCGCAGGCGGCCCGGTCCTGGGAAGGCTGGTGGACGCGGCTCGGCCAGGAATTCTACTGGCAATTTTTCCCGCTGGAGCAGCGGGCCAATCGCTTGGAGAAAGCAGGCGTCAAGCTGCCGCTCGAAAAGGATCCGCGGGTGTTCCTCGATGATCTGGGATTCAGCGATGTGGCGGTAATGCGCTGGGGGAGGACCATTCACGAAAAGGTCGTGCAGCCCATCGAATCTGCCGGTCTGACGCTGGTGGATGCGGGCAAAATGCTGTTCTACGAGCGCATCCTGGAAGGCGACCGGGCGGGCCTCGCCAATCCGGGCGGGATGACACCGGAAGCGGCCCGGCTCGGATTGCTGAAAATGAATCTGGAGCTTGGCTTGGGCAAAATGACACTGCTGCGCGCGGCGCTGGACCGGTTCCATGCCGAGGTGTTCAAGCTGGCCGAGGTGGCCGTCGCGGTGGGCGCTTACAACCGGAGCACTTTCGAGCGCGTCATCAGGCCCAACAAGGGCACGTATGCGACGTTCGCCGTGCTGGATTACGTGGATGATTGGATGCCGCCGGGCATCAAGGAGCAGGTCGGCACGCTCAAGGACGTGGCGAACCCGTTTCAGGCGACCATTCTCAAAAGCATCGGGTTGATCCACCTGATTGCGCAGCAGCGCGCCAAGAACAAGACGGTGGAGTTCCTTACCACGTTTTTCCCGGGCGACCTGGCGCGGGCGCCCGGCGACGGAACACCGGCAGCGCGCAAGGGCAAGGGTGTGTTCATGCGGTTGGAGAACGGCAAACCGGTGTATTATTACACCGACCCCTACATTGCCGAGGCGTTCGACAAAGGCAATCCGCGCACGCTGTGGCCCATCGTCAAGGCGGCGGATGGTGTGTTCCGCAAATTCGTGTATCCCCTGATCATCACCTACAACCCCGCCTTCCTCTACATCATGTCGCCGTTGCGCGACATGCAGCGCACGGCGCGCAACCTGCCCGGCCTCCGGTTCAGCGTGGGGGGCCTGCCCGTTGAGCAGGCGCGCAATCTCCGCCAGACGGGACAACGCTACACCGGTCAACACACCTACACCACGCCCTCCGGGCGCACTTACACGGGCCAGGGCAGCCCGCTGATCCGCGAAATGGAGGCCATGCTGGCACTGGGCACGCCGTTCGACCAGTTCATCCGGGGCAATCGGGACGATTTCATGGCCGACCTGCTGCGCCGGATGCGGGTGCTGCCCGACGGCGAGGTGGAGGGATGGTTCGAAAACGTAGTGTGGCTGCCCCTTCGCACGGCGCTGGATAAGCTGGAATTGGGCGGGCTGACGCTGGATGCGCTGGCCAAGACTTCAGCCTATTCCATGCTCAGGAAGCAGGGCCGGTCTTCCCGCGAGGCGGGTGTGTGGGTGCGCAACAATGCGGGCCTCCCCAACATCAACAAGAAGGGGCTGCTGGTGAAGCAGGTCCGGGCGCTGGTGCCCTTCTGGAACGTGTTTGTGCAGGCGTGGCGGGCCGATCTGAAGCTGATGACGCACCCAACCACGCGGGCTGGGTGGTGGTTTCGCTACTTTGCCAGCAACGGGCTGGCGCGGGTGCTCCTGGCCGTGGGCGCTACGGGAGCGTTGGGGGCGGCACTCAAGGAGTTGTTCGACGGCATCGGCGAGTATGACAAAACGAATTATCTGTCGGTGCCGGTGGGCGCAACGGATGGGGCGGACTTCGGACGCAAAACTGTGTATCTGCGCATTCCCGAGTCGGAAACCGACCGGATGATTGGTGCCCTGATTAGCAAGGCGATCCGTTCGCTGGGGCCGCAGGACGTGGCGTTGACGGACATCCTCGATTTTGGGATGGGTCAAATTCCGTCGGTGAACCCGGTCGTTTCCGTGCCGCTCAAGTGGAGCGAATACCTGCGCGGGCAGAATCCCCGGGACACGTTCCGGGGCCGCGAGATCGTGCCGCCCCGGGAGTGGCAGGCCGGCGGGTTACATTCGGTGGAGCCAATGGCGCTTTGGGCGGTCGAACAAACCGGGCTGATGAATTTCTTTCGGTGGGACCCGCGCAGCGAAACGACGTGGCAACTGACGTTGTCCGCCACGCCGGGCCTGAACAAGTTCCTCAAGATGTCGGACCAAGGTTATCGCGAACAGCAGCGCGCGGTGCAGGACGAGCAGGTGGCCGCGGCGGCGGCGGAAAAGTTGCGGTTGCCAAAGCCGGTGCAGAGCATCGAGGCAGAATACTGGAGGCTGGCGCGCTTGGGCGAACAGCGCACACCGGAACAGCAGCGGCGCTACGTGGACCTGCACGCATGGTATCGCACCATCTACGCTCCGGCGTGGGAGTCAATCCAGCAAGCCACCGAGGAACAGCGCGGCGAAACGGCGCAGCGGCTGCGGGATGCTCTGGACAGGGATAGCCGGTCCTATTACCGTCGGTAAATGAAATGGCTGGCTTTGGTCGGCGGATTTGCCCTGGGAGTGCTCGCGGTCGTCACGCTGGTGGACCGTTACGCTCTCATCGCCGCGAGCGACGGTCAAACGGGCTATATCCTCCGCGTGGACCGGTGGACGGGGCGTGCGGATTATTGGGTAGTCGGGAGTGCGCTGTGGCGCGAAGTCTCCGACGAGAAGTAAGCTGGCACGTATCCTAAGACGTATCCCGCGTTGCAAGCCTTTGACAGCAAGGGGTCGCGGGTAGTCTCTTAATCAATTGGTCCAAGGTTCGAGTCCTTGCCGAGGCACCATTTCTTTTCAGGCACTTTGACCGTTTTTCCCACGGCAGCAACAGTTTCAGTTGACTCGCGCGCGCCTATGTCATTGCCATCGGGTTGGGTAGCCTTACCGATTCCGTGGGGTATCTTAGACACGTTTTGACGTATCATGGACGTATCCGATTGGGCAAGCAGTTGCCAGGCAACTGGGACTCCGCTCGCAGCACTGGGGAGCCAGTCGAAAAGCTGGCCACCAAGCATGTCGGCGGGATCACCATACACGGCGCGAATGAGTTGGCCGTTGGTAGTTTGGCCAAGTTCGCCAGCAATGGTGGCGTCGTCGGCACCCTGGGAGCGGCGGACCTTGACGTAGTAGGCGCGGCCAAAACCGTGTGGCGTGAAGTGCGGCAGGCCCAGCGCGGTGGTGGCTTGTTCGAGGGCGCGGTTGAGGGCGGTCAGATCGGTGATGAGGGGGAATAGGCGGTTCTCATCACGGTGGTGGCGGGAATGGTAGGCGCGCCAGGCGCAGAGGAAGTCATTCAGGGCGGGGTGGATGGTAATAAATGGGTTCTGTCCGTGTTTCAATCGCATGACCTTCATCCGCAGGCTGCCGTCCGGCGCGGGAAAGATGCTGCCGCAGGGGAGTTCGCGGGTGCTGGTGGGTGTGGCTGGTAGGACTTCGTGCCGCAGCAAGGCAATGGGTTCTCCGGGTCGCTGCCCGCTGAGGGTGCAGTAGGCGAGCCACGCGCCGGCGACGCGGCGGGCGGGATCGGGAGACTCAAAGAGCCAGCCGAGGACGCGGTGGAGGGCTTCGTCGTTCTCCGGGCAGGCCTCGTGGCAATGCCGCTTGACGACAGCAAATCGGGTGCGGGTTGCGAAGGGGTTTTCTTTCAGGCGACCAGTCAAAACGGCCCATTGGCAGAGGCTGCTCAAAGCTGAGAGTTCGAGGTCGGCGCTGCGCGCGCCGGTGCCGCGGGCTACGTTTTGCTGTCGCCAGGCTACGAAATCCTCGTGGCGGTCGGGGGTGATGCTGGCGGCGGCAATGTTGGACCAGAATGGAAGGCAGCGTTCGAGGGCGGCGCGGAGGCGGGCCGCGGCGGCAATGGTCCGGGGTTTGACTTTGG